TTTAATGATGCTTTTAGTTTAATATATTGTGGAATAGAAGATGGTTACAGAGCATCAAAACAACCATTTAATTATTCGTTAGATGATATAACTGATATGTTTGATGGTAATATGGATTGTATGGAAAAAGCTTTTGAGATACTTGCAAGAGCAATGGGAGAAGGTAACGAAAAAAAGCCGAAGGCCAAGAGAGTGAAGAAGAGCTAACTTGGCCAAAACTGGAACAGATAGCATTCGGGCAATTAGGAATGAATGTTAATGATTTTTATGATATGTTACCAAGAGAGTTCTGGAACAAAATGCAGGGGTTTCATGAGTTAGAAAATATGAGGCAAAGAAGTGATTGGGAGCGTACAAGATGGAGCACTTGTTTATTATTAAACATTCAGCTTCCTAAAAATAAAAGTATCAAACCAACTGACTTAATTCAGTTTGAATGGGAACAAGAAGCATCAAAAATAGATTTTAAAGAATTAAAAAGAAAAGCAGAGTATTTTAAAAAATTAGAAGAACATGGCAAGTAAAGCAATAGGATTTTTAAATTTCAAATTTTCAGCTGATTTAACAGCTTTTGAAAGAGCAATGAAAAAGGCTCAAAAGAAGCTAAAAAAGTTTGGAAAAAATCTTAAAAAGACTGGACAAACTTTATCAAGAAATTTAACTCTTCCAATTTTAGCTTTAGGAGCTGCATCTATTAAAGCTTTTGATCAACAAGCAAAGGCAGAAACAAAACTACTCACTGCATTAAAAGGTAGGGAAGATGTTCAGCAAAGATTAATTGCTCAAGCGAAAGAACTCCAAGAAGTATCATTATTTGGAGATGAAGCAACTATTGAAGCTCAAGCAATGTTGGCAATGTTTGGATTAAATGAGGAACAGATAACAATGTTAATTCCTGCAATTCAAGATATGGCTCAAGGAATAAATATGGATTTAGTTGGAGCTACATCTTTAGTTGCTAAAACGGTTTCAACTTCAACAGATGCTTTAAAAAGATATTTGGACACAGGGCTTAGGCCTACTATGACAATGCATGAAAAAGCAATTGTATTAACCGACGCTCTGACAAAGAAGTTTAAAGGACAAGCCAAACAGGCTTCTGAAGCTGGGACTGGACCATTAGTTCAAATGTGGATGGCATTAGGTGATCTGAGTGAAGAGATAGGAGAGAGATTAATGCCTTATGTTTTAAAACTTGTTGATTTTATAGATGGGTTGATAAGTAAATTTGATAGTTTGTCAGAATCACAAAAAGATAATATTGTATTTTGGGGATTAATTGTTTCTGCAATAGGACCACTTTTAATTATTTTGGGTACTTTATCATTAGCACTTGCCGCAATAGCTTCACCAATTGGGCTTGTTACTTTAGCAATATCATCTTTAGTTGCAGGTTTTATTTATTTAAAAACAAGTACATCAAATATAGCTAGAGTTATAAGAAATACATTTAAATCAATGGCCAATGCTATAATAGCACAGATCAACAATATCATAATGGCTTATAACAGAGTAAGTGATTTTGTAAATGCAAATCAAATTTCTTTAGTAAGTCATTATGAACTTGAAGAAAAATCATCTGGATCTGGATCTGGATCATCTTATTTAACAAAAAGATGGCAAGAAATGAAACAAAGAGGAGAAATTGCTCTGAAAAATGCAAAAATACAAGCACAAGTAAATAAATTGTTAAAAGAGTCAACTAAAGGTTTAACTACTGAAACAAAAGCGTATTCAAAAGAACTTGATCCTTTAATTAAAAAAATGAAGGAATATGCAGATGTTTCAACTAAAATGTGGCAGGATGGTGGGATTCTTGAAGGACCAGAAAACATGTTAAATTGGACTGAAAAATTAACAAAAGCTCAAGAAGCTCACAATGCAACAGTAGTTTTACTTGAAGATATAATGTTTAGTGCTGCTATGAGTGCTGCTAATAGTCAACAAAAGTTTTTTGATTCATTTATTGAAAATATAAAACAAGCTATAAAACAACTACTTATTCAATTAGCAGTTCTTACCGTAATATCTCTGTTATTAGGAGGACCAACAATGACTATTGGAAAAGCTTTTTCAACTGCAAAAGGAAAAGTTTTAGGGCTTGAAGGGTTTGCTGATGGAGGATTAGTGTATGGACCTACAACAGCTCTTATTGGAGAGGGGGTTGGAACGACCGCTTCGAACCCTGAGGTAGTTGCGCCGCTTGATAAACTCAAGCAATATATGGGAGGAGGTAATCAAAATATAATTGTAGAGGGTGTATTAAAAGGAAATGACATATATTTGTCAAATAGAAATACATCAATAAACAGATTAAGAACATCATAATATGGCAAGAGCAGCTTACGGATTACAAATTTATAGAGTTATTCCTTTAGAGTCAGCTAATGGAACTACTTATACTGCAAGAATTTGGACTACTTACTCAGGAGGTTCATCTGAATATAAATTAGCTTCAAATGGATTAAAATTAGACTGGGAGTCAGCTGATGTTCAAGATAAAAATTCCCCAATATTAGCATCCAAACTTACTCTTGATGTATTAGTTGAAAATTTAACTCAAGAAAATGAAGTAAATGGATTTAGTGAAAGAGCAGAAAGAGATGTATGGGTTACATTAAACGTAGGAAGTACAGGAAGTTTATTATGGTCAGGTTATTTAATACCTAATTTAGATGTTAGAGAAGATGTTTCATATCCTTACGTTTCAACTTTAGTTTTTGTTGATGGTATTGCAAGTTTAAAAGAAACTCCATTTTTGAGAGAAACAAATAGCTTAACTGGAGCAACTCCAACTTTCCCTTATGTTAAAGCTGATACTTTTGCAAACGCTGGATATCAAAAAATTATTGGATCTACTCAATCTTGGATAAAATTAATTTTAGATAATACTGGAATGGTTTTAGAGTCGGATGAAGCAAGCGCTGGAGCTGGATTAGAAAATTATTTAATTCAAACAGCTGTTAATTGGTGGAATGAAGATATGGGTGTAGGGCCGCAATCTGCACAATGCCCCTTATCTCAAACAAAACTTAACATGAGTGATTTTTACAAATCCTCTGAAGATAATGAATATCAGCCTCCTAATATTTACAGTGTTTTATTAAGTATTTGCAGAGCTTTTAATATGAGATTTTTTTACTGGGAACATACTTTTCACTTTATTCAAGTTTCAGAATATAACACAAATGAACAAGGGGTAGCTCCATATGCAACTCCAATAAATATTCCAACAAGAGAATTTTTTTACACTGGAACGCTTAGAACAGATAGAAATTATTTTGGAACAAAATCTTATTCTTTGTATAATCAAGAAATTGAAACAGGAACATCAGCGGGAGGATTGCAAAAATTAGCAACAACTCAATATGAATCTTTACCTGCAATAAAAAGAACAAAAACTACTTATGCTGAAATGGCTGGAGGTAACTTTTTTAACGGGTTTCCTTTATTTTTAACTCATAATACAGTAAGTGGATTGCCTACTGCATGGCCAACTGATGGAGCTTCTCATGCTTATACTCAATTCTCTCAAAGTGGTCAAGAGTACAACATCATAAGTATGACAGATGCTAATTTATTAGCTGGGTTTCTTTGTAGAATATTTTTATCATTTACAAATACTTCTAATGCAGATTTATATTTTTGTAGTTTGTGGACTATTAGAGCAAAACCATCAACATCAGCTTGGGGAGATGCTGATAATATGACTTTGTACAAATTTACATCTGGAGCTGCTTCTCAGCTAAAATGGATGACAAACGAGTTCCCGTTACTTAACAACCAACAATATATTAGAAATACAAGAATAATTCCTGCAGGATGTAATGATTATTCTATTAATATGTTTGATAGTGCTACTAATAGTATAACTAATTTAACAGATAATTTAATTCCTACTGATGACGCTTTTGAAGGAAACTGGGATTTTCAATTTTATACATTTACAGAATATGATGATAACCAAACAAGGCCAATGTATGCTTATAATCAAGGAAATTCTGGATATTCTCATGGATTAATTTTAAATTATCCTTCTTTAAATGGAGGAACAAATCATGCAGGAACTGCTTTAGAGTGGGGATATACTCCAACTTTTTATGCTTTTGATTATGAAGATACAATAACAAATCTTCCAAGCGGAAATTCTTATTTTGAATCAATGTTTGTTCCTGTTCAAACTGGAGGAATATCTTTTGGAAATAGTGGGCAAGAAGTAGAAGTTCAACAAAGTGGAAATAATTCTTATGAATATGATGTTGGAGTTACTATGTTTGGAGATGGTTCTGGATCTGATACAAATTCAACTATGCAAGTGTATGATGGAGCAAACTGGGTATATGTAAATCCTTTAGGAAAATGGGCAAAAGGAATATATACTTGGAATGGAAGTGTTTATGTTTGGAGTTCTTTAACTTATGATACTAAAATTCAAGTTTTAGTTGGAGAAGAAATTTTAAGCAATCAAAGTAAAACAATCTTAACTTTTAGTGGAACAACAGCCTTATCTTCAATAGATAAATATTTTTCAGGAAGTACAAAATTAAAATTTGTTAATCCATGCGCAAGAATAGAAGATTCAGATGGTAAAAAATATATGATGATGAGAAGTTCATTTAATTTAATAAATGATGAATGGAACGGCCAATGGGTTCAGGTTTATTATAACGATCCAACAACTACTAATGGAACAAGAAATTGGAAAACTGGAGCTATAGAGATAGGAACAAATTCATCTTCATTTAATACTCCTTTTTTCAATCCTTCTGATCCAACAGGTTCTGCATCATTCAATCCATAATATAAATAAGAACTATGATAACTACTAATACTTTTGTTCCATTTGTTAAATCTGAAAACAGTGAAAATAAGTTTTATCTTAGTCAATTAACAAGTGAATATGAAGAGGGAGTTGCAATAACTACTGGAACAAAAATAAGTTGCAAAAAATTAACCATAGCTCTTAAAGCTGGAGATAAAATAACAATTAATGGAACTTCATTAACTATTTATGCAGACGCTGCAGTTGATGCAGTTGAGTTTTATGTTGAAGCGATAACTTTAGAAAATCCTTTAGAGTTATATTCAAACATTGCTATTGATGAAGATAATATGTTTGTACAGTATCAAAGGAAAACAGAGGGAACAATAGGAGGGATGGCAGTAACGGCGGACTCTATCGGAGCTCTTCAATATGCAGATGGAGTTTATACGTTTCCTGCTGTAGATCCTAATTATGTAAAAATACTTCCAAGAGATTTTATGGTTAATGATGATGCAACTCCTGCCGATGCAACTCCTGCTGTTTTTGGAGATGGAACAAATACAGGGGTGTCAATTGAAGATACATCTCAAGAACTAATTGCAACAGTAAATATTCCACATGGAACAACTGCTACTGAGGTTGCTGTTTGGGGTTCTAACACTACCAAATCAGTTGAGGTTTATGAAATGAATGTTAACGCAAACGGCAAAGGAAGTACAATTGGAACAGGAACAACAAATGGATCTGCTATAGATATAACAGATACAGCTTCAACATCATTTAACTATTTAATGATAAAAGTATTAGTTTCTTCAACAAACCATAGAGTTTGGGGAGGGAAAGTTACATTAACGCAAAATTAAAAACAAAAAAAATGAAAGATACAACTCAAGTTATATTGGCAAATGGAGGAGCTTCAGCAACTATGCTAACTGAATGTAATAACATATTAACCTTTATTTCTTTAACATTGGCAATTGCCTTTACCATCTATAAATTCTATAAATTATCCAAGAAGTAAACAACATAAAGTTAATAACTTTCATTCAATCAATGTTTTATTATAATTTTTTTTATAATTTTACAACATGAGATATTTTAAAATTTCTGAATTTGATTCTGGCCTTCCAAATGAGAAGGGAACAGGAGTTAATATGAGTCCTGTATTCTTAGATTTTATTGATGAATTAAGGTCAAGATGTAACTTTCCTTTTGTTGTAACCAGTGGATTTAGAACGGAGTCCTATCAACAATCTTTAACTGATAGAGGTTATAAAACAGCAAAAAAAGGACAATCTCCACACTTAAAAGGATTGGCTGCTGATATTGCAATTTCAGATAGTGTAAAGAGAGCTCTATTTGTAGGCCATGCTTTACAATTAGTTCATGAATTAGGATTACCATTTAGAGTTGGAATAGCTGGAAAAGGAAAAGGCAATTTTTGTCATATTGATATTGATGAAGAGAGAACTAATCCACGATTGTGGATATATTAAACAGCTAATAGAAAGAGCTGAAATACTTTCTTATAATTAAAATTTTACAAAATGTTTAAAAACTGGTTAAAAACAATAATTTTAAGGG